ACATCTTCACTTATTCGTGAAACTACAGGACTGGATTCCCAGAACTATGGTTACAAGTTCGGACAAGAAGAAGAGACATACAACATCGTTGCTGCCCACGGGTACTTCGGTCGTCTTATCTTCCAGTATGCTTCATTCAACAACTCAAGAAGTCTTCACTTCTTCCTAGCAACATTCCCTGTGGTCTGTGTATGGTTAACCTCTATGGGTATCTGTACAATGGCATTCAACTTGAACGGATTCAACTTCAACCAGTCGGTTGTTGATGCTTCTGGTAAGGTTGTTCCTACTTGGGGTGACGTTCTTAACAGAGCAAACCTAGGTATGGAAGTAATGCACGAGCGTAACGCTCACAACTTCCCACTTGACTTGGCTACTGCTGAAACATCAGAGGTTGCACTTATTGCTCCTTCTGTTGGTTGATTTATCCAAATCATTTGTTATAATAAGGGGGTCTTCACAGACCCTCTTTTTTTATGAACATTTTTGTCACTGATCCCGACCCTGTTGCTTCAGCACAGTGTCTGCCTGACAAACACGTCGTCAAGATGCCATTAGAGACCTGTCAAATGCTTTCTATTGTTGCATCTCATCAATGGGGTCACGGTTACGGTGACCTACCTAAGAAAGATACTGGTTTCTACAGCACAGACAAGGGTGCGTTTCGCAATCATCCCTGTACTATCTGGGCACAGTGGAACTTTCGTTGGTTGATTGAGCACGGTCTAGCATTGTGTGCTGAGTATACACATCGCTACAACAAGATTCATAGCTGTCAGTTTACTTTAGAATATGCTGACATTATATTTCCTTCCATCGAATGCCCAACTCCCTTTGTACGAGCGATGCCTGACGAGTTTAAGAAGAATACTCGTATCGATACTATGACAGCATATAAACAATACATTGCATCTAAACCTTGGGTTGCAGATAACTATCTTCGTGACCCATCACGTAAACCTGCTTGGATCTAATGAGACTAGGAATTATGTGTTCTGGTAACGGAACCAACTTCGAGAACATCCTACGCACCTGCACAAGGGATGAAGTGGTATTGATGATCCACAACAAGGAAAATTGTGGAGCAGTAAAGAGAGCAGAAAAATTTGGAATCCCTCACTGCCACATCAATCATAAGAGGGAAGATGATATGGTTAAGTTGTTTGAAGCGTGGAGAGTAGACCTTATTATATTAGCAGGATATATGAGAGTGATTAAAAATCCTGATGCTTTTACTGCTCCTATAATTAATGTACATCCATCACTACTACCAAAGTATAAAGGACTCCACGCAGTAGAACAAGCGTTAGCATCTGATGACACAGAGACAGGGTGTACTGTCCATTATGTCAATGAGGAACTAGATGGTGGAGAGATTATACTACAAGGCAGAGTTCCTATTGAACCTGATGACACCCTAGATACTCTTACCACTAGGATACAAAGGCAAGAGTATGCTATACTACCCTCAGCAATTGAATTTGTAAAACGTGGAAAAATTAACGAAGGAGGAGATAGGATACAAAACCACAGACAAAATAACTCAGATGTGGCTATTGAATCCTCACGATCATCACTTCTTATATCAGAGGGATGATGGTTCTTTCTATGGGTTTACTCATATGAAAGGAGAAGATCCTGAAGAGTGGTTCTGGCAAGCACACGGTATACAACTTGAATTGTTTCCACCTGAACCACCTAAGAAGATTACATTCACTCAAGAGCAACTTGATCGTGCTCCCCATCATAATATTCTAGAAAAATATTATGGTAAAGACTGGACACCTGAACCACAAGAAGGACTGGAGGATCATTTTTAAATGGTATTTCTTATTTCAATTATGTCATTTGCAAACTTTGTATTCTATCCATTAGTGATAGGATTCTTTGTTGCATTAATTATCGAACAAATTTTTAGAGCACAGGATAAAGCACCACAAGTACTTAGATCTATGGCAGTACGAAAGTATTTCTGGAGACAAGCGTGGTTGTTTAATATCATATGGTTTGTATGCTATGCCATATTGTTATTTGTAATGAGACCAGGCCAATCAGCAATGCCTGATCTAATTTGGCAAGGTTGATAACTTGTGCTAATATGTTAGAAAGAGATCTACCTATGGACGAAAACCCATTCTGGGGTGAACCTACTCCCACTGATCTGTGGGATGATATGGATAAACTCAATGAACTATACGAAGAACTTGGATGGGATCATATTGATTACCTAGAGTTTGCTATTGAAGGTAACCATATAACTATTAGAAATAAATCGAGGGAAGGCAGATGAACATCGTGTATACTATGACAGATTGTAAGTACTGCACCCTAGCTAAAGAACTGATGGCAAGAGCAAAGGTAGAGTATAAAGAGATCCTAATTGACAGGGACATTACTAGGGAACAGGTCAAACTTGATCTAAACAAGGAGGTTGTCACATTTCCACAAGTAGTGTATAATGGTGACAACTTAGGAGGACTAGTAGAGACAGCACGACATTTCAAATCCATTGGGTTGGTCTAAATAGAAACGAATTGAGGATTATAATTATGCCTGAGATGCTTTATTTCAGTGCTGTTACCAGTCTAATTTTCTTTATTCTAGGAGGTATCATTGGATGGATAGGAAACGATGTTGTATACGCTACTACTACAAAGGAAGAACCACCTGCTAGTTATGACCACCCAGAAATGTATGATGCTAATGGCAATGCCTATTCTGGAGACCTTCTACACGTTCGCTTCCACGAACAAGAGGTAGAAGATGAGGACTAAATACTAAAAACCTGATTATTATGGCTGAATCATTATTAATTTCTGAAGTGCTGCAAAAGGTTAGCAATGCCAAGACTAAGGCAGCAAAGATTAATCTTTTACGGGAGCATAATAGTAATGCTCTCAGGAAAGTTTTGATTATGAACTTCGATCCTAGTATCGAATCTGCTTTGCCCGAAGGTGCTGTACCATATAAACCTAATGAAGCACCTCCAGGAACAGAGCATTCTCAACTCAGCACAGAACATAGAATTCTTCACTACTTTGTGAAGGGTGGTGCTGATGATCTCTCTAGTCTTAAGAGAGAAACAATGTTCGTAGGTCTTCTAGAAGGGTTACACGAATCTGAGGCAGAGGTAGTCTGTCTAGTTAAAGACAAGAATCTTAAGAAGAAGTACAGGATTACTGAGAATGTAATCAAGGAGGCATTCCCTCAAATAAAATGGGGTAATAGAACTACACCACCTAAACCACAAGGTAAAGGATGGTCATCACCAGGCGAGAGAGCAACACAGGGAGTACCACTTCCTTCTATGGCTGTCAATCCTAATGAGACATCCTACGGAGGTTAAGACTTCCTTAAATTGTATCAGTCGATACAAAATTACTTGACTATATAGTATACCTGTGTTAATATTAACACATCGTTCAACCCAAAAGGGTCGCAAGTAAGCCGACACGGAACGGATACGTTCATCCCAGTATGTTTCATCTAGCAGTTATTGCATCTACCTTCTCTTGTATGGACGCTCAACTTCTTATCGATAAGATGTATGAGTTTAATATAGAGGATGAGACACGAGCAGAAATGATTCTGGTTGTGATAGAAGAAACACCTGAATGCTGGGACGCAAATGCCGACTGAAGGAACGGGGATTAAACCACCCTACTTTCAGGAGAAAGCAAATGACAAAAGTCACTTATCGTGGAGTCGAGTATGACTCTGAAGAGTACAACGCAAGAGTGCTTGCAGAAGCATCAAGGCGTAACAGACACGATCTAATGTATCGTGGACTCAAGGTTAAAAGCAAGGCAAAACCTTGTAGCTAACACCAAAGAGACCCCTAAATAGGGGTCTTTTTTTATGGCCTACATAATTAAAGTGGGAACTAAATGGACAAGGCAAAACTTAAAACAGTAGTAAAGGACTTGAAATCTCTATTAACTGTGCTAGAATCGGAAGTGTATTCTGATGTGGATGCTTATACAGCTAACCAACCTAGGAATACATTAATAAAATCTACATACCTAAATCTCCAAGATGATGACGGCTACACTGACTGATGAACAACTAGTATTGAGACAGCAAGTACTTGTGAAACTTCTTCATTCATTTGGTACCACTTGCACATCCAAAGCAATCTATGCTTGTGCGGATGAGTGGATAGCAAAGGGACATAAGATCACCAATGGTGTTGTTCCGTACTTTAGAGCGTACTATGAAGGACAAGAAAGCAGCAAAGTTAATTATCAAAAGGAGTAAAGAACATCCAGGATGGTATACAGAACAAGAAGTATACTATGCTAAAATGATTAAGAAAAGAATCAAAGCAAACAAACTTCGTAATGTAAAAGATGAGAGTGGAAGCGGAACTAGTTGAACCTATCTTTCCTTTGCCGTTAGCATACTATAAGTATTCTGATGACAAACATAAGGAACTGTTAGACGCAACTCGACAAGCAATTAAAAAGGTGCAACCTGGCTTTGCAGAAGGTAAGGCAGGTGCGTTAACGCATTTTTATCAGCATCAAAAAGAACATTTGTTATACGATAATGAAGATGAAATCTTCCAGCACTTTCACGACTGGTTGGAGGAATGTTATGCTGACTATGTGACTAACGTACAAGGTTGGAAGATGACAGATAAAACATTCATCACCGACTGTTGGGTTAACGTTACTAAGGAGGGTGGTAATCAGGTACTACATTCACACGCTAATGCATTTGTGTCTGGTACATACTATCTGCGTATGGAAGATGGTTCTGGACAGATAATGTATATCAATCCTTGTGCAATGGCTAACAGACCTTACTTTGGATTTGATAACTGTAAAGCTACACCTTACAATGAGGCACAACACTTTGGTAACTGTCAAGAACAGTATCTTATTTTGTGGCCAAGTAATCTATCTCATATGACCACACCTACTGAGAAAAATGCCACTAGAGTTTCTATCTCTATGAACTTTATGCCACAGGAATTCCTAGCTGGTGCTTATAATTTTAAGGTGACTAAGAAGTGAGAATATCACCTAATAGAATTGACTTACGTAGTATGTTTGCTACACCTCTTGGCACATATAAAATGCCTGAGGATAAGCACGAAGAATTTAAGGTTGCTGTACGTGAATCAATAAAAAAATCTGACGTAAGAATTAATGATGCAGCACCATCTCTAAAACATTATTATCAGAAGAGTGCAGAGCATTTACTGTATGATAATGATGAACCTATCTTTAAATATTTTCATAGGTGGTTGGAAGAATGTTATTGTGATTTTGTTATAGATGTACAAGGATATAATAGTTCACAAGATGTGTTTGTTACTGACTGTTGGGTTAACGTAGCAGCAGAGGGTGGTCATCAAGTGATGCACGCTCACGCTAACTCTTTGGTATCTGGTACGTACTACGTACATATGGAAGGGCAGTGTGGTGATGTGGTGTTCTGTAACCCTTCAAATTCTGCTAACAAACCTTACCTACAACATATGATACTAAAGGACTCACCGTTTAGTGCTTCACAAGAGATAGGTAATGCAAGAGAAGGACATCTTATATTATGGCCAGGTCATTTAAACCATTACACCTTGCCAACTGGAGCAAATTCTGCTAGAGTATCAGTCTCAATGAATTTTATGCCACAGGTACTTACTTATGGTGGATACAATTATAGGTTAACTAAAGATGAGTAGAGAAAGAGTCATTGAAATGTTTCCTAAAGCATTAGGTGTTTATCGTTGGGATAATACTGATGGACATAAGCAACTTAAGGAGGCGGTGAGAGAAAAGATGAAGACCAAGGAGATCGATGGTTCTCCTGTGTCTAAAGATATATTTCACTTCTGGAATAAGAGTGGAGAGAATTTTCTAGATGAAGATGCACCTATCATCAAGGACTTTGAAAAGTTTTTGGGTGAGAGTTACCTAGATTTTATGAAGGATGTTAATAAGTGGGATGTGGTTGATGAGTATATTATTACTGACTGTTGGGTTAATGTTACACGTCAGGGAGGGTGGCAGTATAAGCACAGTCACGCTAACTGTGTTATCTCAGGCACTTACTACTTAAATTTTCCTGTTGGTGCTACTGGTATTACGTTCCACGCACAGACAAAGGAGAAGAGTGACCCGTACCTAGCATTAAATCCCAAAGACATATGTCAGTTTAACAGTGAGTCCTTGACTATGATGCCAGAGGAGGGTATACTCTTCCTATGGCCAAGTCAACTTACACACGAGTGTAAGATCCTGACCACTAACGTACGTAGGGTATCAATTTCTATGAACTTTGTACCTGCTGAGTTAGACACTGGCATTTATCGTTTACGTTTATCACGATGAAAGTATCAAGAATGATCCGAAAGGCTCTTGAAAAACCTTGGTTATATACCACTGAGGAAATGGACAAGATGAATATGTCTCTCAAAGAAATTGAAAGAGACAGAGAAATGGATGTCTGGATCCGTCGTACTAAGCAAGGATTCTATAACAAACCGAAACCAGAATGAATGTAACACTTGTTTCCGTCACTCCTGAAGCAGAGAAGACAATGGGTTACGTGGCGAGAGTCAGCAACCCTAACAACCAAGACAACCCTAAGGTCGCAGGACTTCTAGGGTATTGTATTAAGCACGGTCATTGGTCTGTATTTGAACAGGCACATATGACATTGGAGATTAACACTACACGTGGTCTTGCTGCTCAGATACTGAGGCACCGTAGCTTCACATATCAAGAGTTCTCGCAACGCTATGCTGATAGTAGTTTGTTGGGTGATACCATTCCACTTCCTGAATTGCGTAAGCAAGACTTGAAGAACCGTCAGAATTCTACTGATGATATGGATCAGAGGAAGGTGAATCATTATAATAGAAAGATGCAACAACATTTCAAAGAAGGTATGAAGTTGTATCAGAATATGTTAAAGGATGGTGTTGCTAAGGAATGTGCACGGTTTGTACTACCTTTAGCTACCCCTACCCGACTCTTTATGACAGGTAGTGTTCGGTCTTGGATACACTACATAGAATTGAGAAGTGGTCACGGTACACAGAAAGAGCATATGGATATTGCCAATGCTTGTAAGGATGTATTTCGTACACAGTTTCCTATAGTATCGGAGGCATTAGGATGGACTGGTTGAATGATATTAAAGTATGGGATGATGTTCTAGATAAAAAAGCATTATCATCTGTCTTTAGATATCTTTCACAAGGTTTCTATTCATTGCAGCGAGCTAATGATGCTGATGCTTGCGATAAAGCAAGACACTTTCTAGCACAAGATAGAAGTGAAGAAGAGATAAACAATTTTAGATCTGAATACATTCAGGATATGATGAAGCACGATCCAATGGATCCAATGCGTGCATCAGATTTATACTGGACACGTATTCATAAAGGTGATCCTAGTTGCGACAAAGAAGACGAAGACTTATGCAAGGCATTGTATGAGGCACTTACAAAGGTCTGTAAGGTGCCACCATATGAATCCTTACCAAATGTATATACAAATCTTCTACGCTCTGGAGACCGTCCTAAGGCACACGTAGACAATGTGAGTCCTAAGAATCGTACGGTAATGTTTTATCTTAATGATGAATGGAACCGTGACTGGGGTGGTGAGACTATCTTCTATGATCTTAATGATGAGATCACTAAGGCAGTCCTACCTAAACCAGGTCGAGTAGTATCATTCGATGGAAGGATACCACACTCTGCTAGACCACCTCTTACAGCAGCACACAGACCTAGATACATTACAGTAATGAAATTCTGATGCCCCTCTACGAATTTGCTAATAAAGATAATGAATCTGTTGGGGAATTGTTCTTGACGCTAGAGCAACGAGAAGATTTCCTAAGACAGAATCCTAATCTACACGTGGTACCAGGTAAGTTAAGGTATGCAGCACATAAATCTGCTGAATCTTTCCCTAGCTATCCTGATATGGATAATGAAACTAAACCAGTAGAGGAGAGAGGTCAAAACTTTGAACCACCTGTTCCTGCATCTTGGAAGGACAGTGATGAAGATACTGGTAAGACTGGGTACAAGATCACAGACAAACGTAAGGTGCAACGAAGTCATTTTGATGAAGATATTAAAAAGTATGGTAAGATAGTTGGAACTCCTAAGATGTTAGGAGATAGTTCGACTGACTTCCACATTGATAAGGTTGACTCAGACAAACCTATCACTCCACGTGAAGAGTATGAGTACAATCAAAAGATGGAGTCCGAGGATAAACAAGGTCAATTAGATCGAAGAGCAGGGATGAAAGGTCTTACCTCTGGTGATGCTATTCATCTCTCTGACTCTCAAGAACTTATGCCTTGGGAACAAGGATTTTCTAAAGCAAACAAGAAAGTCTATGATGAAGCAGCAAACACCGATCAAAACCGTATCAAGGAGGACAAACATCGTGAACGTGTTAAACTTGGACTTGAGGATGAGGACTAAATAAATTATGCCTACTTATCCTGTAAAAAATAGTAAGACTGGAGAGGAAAAGGAACTCTCTATGTCTATGAAAGCCTACGCAGAGTGGAGAGAAGAGAACCCTGACTGGGATAAAGACTGGTCTAAGGGTTGTGCATCCGCAGGTGAAGTAGGTGATTGGCGAATGAAAACCGATGGTGGATGGAACGAAGTCTTACATAAAGTAAGTCAAGAACCTGGTGCCAACGTTAAACCATACAAATACTACTAAATGCCACGTAAAAAATCCGTATCCACTCTGTCCACTAAGCAGATGAAACGTACTAAGCCTATTAATTCAGAACTATTAAAACCAATAGAACCTCTGACTCCTGCACAAGAATCTTTGTGGGAACAGTACGCACTTGGAAAGAATCTAGTAGCTTATGGATGTGCTGGTACAGGTAAGACATTCTGCCTTTTGTATCAAGCATTGAAGGAGGTCTTGACAGAAAGCACTCCTTATGAGAAAATATACATTGTAAGGTCACTAGTTCCTACAAGGGAGATAGGGTTCTTACCTGGCACCCACGAGGACAAATCATATTTGTATCAGATTCCTTACAGGAATATGGTCAAGCATATGTTCTCAATGTATACGGACAAAGAATTTGACTCGCTTTACGATGACCTCCAAAGACAGGAGACGATTAGTTTTTGGTCTACTTCTTTTCTACGGGGTACGACTCTTGATAATGCTATTATAATCGTGGATGAATTCGAGAACTTGAATTTTCACGAGTTAGATAGTATAATGACAAGGGTTGGTGAGAACAGCAAGATTTTCTTTGCTGGTGACGCTAGCCAGTCCGACCTACTTAAGGTCACAGAACGCACTGGCATTCTAGATTTTATGCAGATCCTTAATGGTATGCCTGAATTCAGCAAGGTTGAATTCGGTCTTGAGGATATCGTGAGGTCTGGTCTGGTTAGATCGTATCTGGTCTCCAAGATCAACCAAGGTTATGATGAAAACATTTGATCATTCTGAACTAATTGAATCGGTAAACTTGAAGAGACAAATGGTGGAAGGCAAACGCCTTTACGCTGTGGAGGATGAACATTATCCTTCAGTCACTACAGTACTATCTAATCAAAAGAAAAAGAAAGCCATCATTAACAAGTGGCGTAAGAAAGTTGGTAAAGAGGAAGCAGATCGTGTCACTAAGCGATCTTGTACCAGAGGTACCAACTTTCACGCTATCTGTGAAGATTACATTATGAATAGGTTAGACCTAGAGAATCATAAAGATTCTCCTCTACCTGTACAGATGTTTCGCACTTCACAGTCTGTTATAGATAGAATAGATAGACCTAGACTAGTCGAGTCTATGTTATGGTCTCACACTTTAAAGATCGCAGGTCAGGTTGACATTATTGCTGAACTTGATGGAGTACTATCCGTCATTGATTTCAAGACATCAAAGTCACCTAAGAGACAGAACATTCTGGATGGATACTTCACTCAGATGTGTGCCTATGGCTATATGTTCTATGAAATATATGGTATCGAGGTAGAACAGTTCGCTGTTCTTGTTGCTTGTGAAGATGGTGAGTGTCAGTTAGTTAAGACTACTGACAAAAGAACTCATTATCATAATCTTAAAGCGGCCATCGAAGAATATGGAATGAATTATGCCACAGCCACCTGATGAAATTGAATCTAAATTTATGACTGCTACAAAATTTGCTGGCGAGATTGAAAAACTAGTTGCTGATAACAACGATATGAATTATATCGATGCTATCATTCACTTCTGTGAAACAAATGGTATTGAGTTAGATACTATTAATAAACTAGTTTCTAAACCACTTAAAGAGAAACTTAAGTTCGATGCACAGCGTCTGAACTTTATGAAAAGAACCTCCCGTGCTAAACTAACTTTTTGATATGAGCTTCCAAGATTCTGAATTTGTTCAACAAGAAATTAAATACATTAATGGATTGCAAGATCGTCTAGCACAAATGACGATGGCATTTCCAGAACTTGATGCTGAAGAGAAGGAAGAGTACATTGATATAGTAGAGACACTTCTAAAGAAACAGAGAGTTCTTTGGGCACGTGTAGAATTGTGTAAGAAGGATGACCCTGTTGCAAAACAGATGGCTAGTGATGTTCGTAAGGTTATGAGTGCTGTCGGTATCCCTGACAACGTGAGTGTATCTGAGGTCTTTAATAATATTGATACAATGATCGTAGCACTAAAGAAAACGGTAGCGGAGATGTGATGAGGGTTTGTACAGTATGTGGTGCAACGTGGATAGATGGACAACACTACTGGAAGACTGGTAAGGTCGGTGATCCCCACGACCTAGCAGGTTTGGTATGCAATACCCACTTCGATAAGGATTGCATCAACCCCTGTCTTGGTAGCACTTCAGGACAAACTTGGGAGATCCGAAAGCAATTACTTGACAACTTGGGAGAAGAGTATTATAATTGGTGAGTCGTTAATCTGATAATCTATTTCTACAATGACAATCGCACAATCCTTAGGGATTCCCCAGTCACAGGAAGATTTCCTATGTGACTACTGGAAGACTGAGTACTGTGACCCTGACAACTGGACATATCTTGCGTCCACTTACTTCACACCTGGTGTGCATTTGGTAGGTGATCCTAAGATGAGACTGTGGGAGGAATCTCCTAACAGTTGGAAGAATCCAGGTCGTTATAAGTTCAGTGCCTCACGTGTTCTAGATCTCGTAAGAGAAATTGAAACCAAAGGAATTGATCCTAAGATCGGTTCTTTTGTATACTATGACGTTGAAACAGGTGAAACTGTCAACGGTGAACATAGACGTGGTGCTTCTGACCCTCGCTACCTAGCCATACCAGGTTGGATGATGCAAGGGGTACGATTTGACAACGAGGCAGCAAAGATTAAATTTGCTACCAAGTCTAACAATCGTGTCGAAGTATTTCACACTAATACCTCTCCCGATGACGTTGAGTCAGCAGCGAGACAAATTGTTAACCTTGAAAGGATCTATACCTTTGATGGTATTAAAGATCTTGTTTCGGAGTTAGGTGCTCATCTAACTTCTTACTATCACGACAAGATCGCTAGTAAAATATATGCTGAGTACACCTATAAGAATGGTGTTACTGATGGTGTAAGATACAGAACTTACAATCAGCATACGGTTAACATCTACGTGGATTCTCGTCCTGATTTAGAATGGTTTGATTCATTCTATAACAATGATGATGAGTTATGTCTCTACGTTCAAGTGCAGCACTTTGAACCACGGATAGCATCTATTCTATCCTTGGCAGAGCGTGCACAAGAAGAGGACAAGCCAGTACACTTCCTCATTAGTTTGCCTATACCTCAGGGTAAAGCATCACTAGAGAGTAAGAGACTTTCTTTCTTCTCTACGCACTTGCAGAGTCTTGAGACTAGACTGATAAACATATCAAGTCTAGGAAGTAAGCATCGTGCTTTCTTCCCTTGGAATCACCCTGATTCAAAGCACAGGTTCCTTCCACAGGACACCGAAAATGAGGATATAAATTCATTAATTTATGTCCCAAACAGGCAGTTCAACTAGCCTAAATACTAGGGAGGACTTGTCCTCCCTTTTAAATCTAATCCAATTAATCTAACTAAATCTAATGTCATTTTCGACACTTAAGAAGCGTTCTGGTTCATCACTAGAGAGTCTAGTAAAAGAAGCAGAGAAGTTAAACAAGCAAGGTCCAGGTGCAGACGAGAGATTCTGGAAACCAGAACTCGATAAGTCTGGTAACGGTTACGCAGTAATTCGTTTCCTACCAGCACCAGATGGTGAAGACCTACCGTGGGCAAAGGTATACTCCCACGCATTTCAAGGTCCAGGAGGATGGTACATCGAAAACTCCTTGACCACAGTGAACAAGAAAGATCCAGTAGGTGAAGTCAATCGCAAGTTGTGGAACTCTGGTATCGATTCCGACAAGGACATAGCACGTAAGCAGAAGCGTAAGCTATCTTACTACACTAACATCCAAGTCGTTCGTGATCCTGCACACCCTGAGAATGAGGGTAAGGTATTCTTATACAAATTCGGTAAGAAGATCTATGATAAGATCACTGCTGCAATGCAGCCTGAGTTTGAGGATGAGACACCAATCAATCCTTTTGATCTATGGGAAGGTGCTAACTTCAAGTTAAAAATTTGTAAGGTAGCAGGTTTCTGGAACTATGACAAGTCTGAGTTTGATAGTGTTAGTGCTCTTGATACAGATGATGCTAAACTTGAAGCCATCTGGAAAGAAGAGCATTCGTTAACTGCCTTTACTAATGAAGACCAGTTTAAAACTTATGAAGAGTTGCAGACTAGGTTGAATGAAGTACTTGGTACTAACAAACGTGCTGCTGTACCAACAGTAGATGATGAAGAGTACGAACCTGTTGCAGCAGTTGCAGCATCGACTCCTACTCCAGCAACTAGATCAGAAAGTAGTGACGATCAACTGTCATACTTTGCTAGACTGGCAGAGGAAGAGTAATTTAGTTTGTATATTACACGATACCCCGAAAAAAATTCGGGGTATTTTTTTGTCTATAAGGTTTTTTATATTGCTGATCTCTTGAGTGTCCTACTAATAGTATCAGTAGCCTTTTTATATGGAAGTTGTTCTTTCATCTCTTCTATAAACTGACGCAGATATCTCGTACGTAAGATGTATATACTTCTCTTCTTATCATTTGCTCTTGTCTCGAACTCGTGGTGAGTAATAGGATCTACTATTGATGCACCTTGAAGTGTGACTAGTGATCCAGTTGGATCTCTGTATCTAAAACTATCTCTAATTAATTTCTCCCAACCTGATGTATTAGTCATTAGTCTGTTCAGTTTATATCTAAACTTGTTGCCATCTTTATCCATCCACGTTGGTTCTGTAAATGTAGAAGCATTGAAGTTAGTAACTGTAGCTTGAGCACTAGTATCAAACCCAGACAATAACATATCATTTGTCACTGGATTGTTGCTATCCCAAGAAGTTAATTTGATACCCATAGTGGTACCATTGTAGCTAGTTACTTCTCCTGCTGCTCCATTGGTAAACGTTACTGCTTCCCCTACTGCAAAAGTGGTACTACTTTCGACTACTGGTATGCTAAAAGTTGCGTGTGTATCTGGCGTATCTGTAGTACCACTTTGACCTGCCATATAAAGATACCTAATAGACCCATACGATCCTTGATTATTAACAGTAACAGAGTCGATACTAAGACCACGTACTACAGTAGCTACTGCACCACCACCAGTACTATCATTTACATTATTAGTAAAGGTAATACCACTAGCACCATATACTTTTGAGGTATCAATGAAGTTAATACTTGTGAAACCAAAGTGATCGTAAGGAGGACCACTATTTCCTGGTTGATACAACTGGAAGAATACATTAGGAACCTTAAGGTTCTCAGGTATCTCGAAGTCGTATGGTTCTAGGTTACCTGAACCTGTACCGTTAGGAACAGCTTCAATAACAACACCCAATGTAATCCAAGCACTGTGATCTGGATCTGTATCAGTTGTGATCTGATATCTTAAACGAAGTTCTTCTACACCTGGAATGTCTGGTGTTTCACCACCATTACTACCATTACCACGGATAGCATACACCCGAACAGTATTGTAATTAGTCATATCAACTTTGTTGATGACTACACTTCTTTCACCCCAACTATCACCTAATCTTAGGTGAGTGCTGCCCACATCAAA